AGGTCGTGGTTCCGACGGTATGCGCTCGTATAATGTTCGTGAGCAAAATACATTCGATCCTAGAGACGTTCGCTCCCTGTTCGCCGCATTCGACCCTGAGTACACAGGCTCTAATATACTTGGGTTTCAAGGCGGGTCACAATCACCATCACTTCTAAATGCTGCAACTCAATCCGCGGTAGGCGCGGCATCAATGGCAGCCCCTGAGACGCCAGAGAGCGCGCTGTACGAAGGCTTAACAGACAAAATGGTCGATTACCTTACTGAGCAAATGGGTGGCTCAGAAGAGGATAGAGAGCGCGCTGAGTATATATCGATGGGGATGGACTTCTTGCCATTTATCGGTGCTGCGAAAGGCGTATCTGAAACCTTTGATGCGTATAAGAACGACGATACGCTCGGCATGGCTCTTGGTGCCGGAGGTATACTTGCCGGGATGATTCCGTTTGGTCGAGGTGCATACAAAAGTGCAGTAGGCATTGCCGAAGAAGCGCCATTAAGAGACATAGACAAGCGCTTCAGCTATCAGCCAATGGATGGTGGTAATCAGCGAAAATTTGATATGGCGCGCGGTCAGTCGCTGGATTTCAATGTAGAAAATAGACCCCTAAATATACAGTCAGACAATCTTTCGTTAGCTGATTTTGAAGGTCGACCATACATATTCACGCAGTCAGACAGGTCGAGAGCGGGCGGCATTCTCACAAGAGTAGGCGGTCAAGATATAGAGCCAATCGATCTTCGTGGTGGCCGGGACTTTATGTTTGACGCGCCTAGCGAGGGCATGGTCTGGGCGTCAGCTCCAGATGTTGTTGGGAAGCTGGACTCAACGGCGCAAAAGCTTGCAAAAGAGTACGGCCAAGACCCATTGTTGCTTCCATATTCAATGCAACCTACGGGAATAGATTTCAGTACGTTTCCTGTGGATGCCATGATTAACACGGCACGCAGTGGCATGTCCAAAACGAACATTAAAAAACTTGATAGTAAAATTAAAAAAATCTTGCCGGATTGGCAGGGAGTGGCTAGTCCCGACTCTAATTATGCGTTTAGAACCGCTACAGGAGATCAGCGTAAAGCCATCATGCGATTAATCGATTCGGATTTTAAAGACGTGCCCGGAGGCATGTCGGCGGCTGAAGCTCGTGTGGTTACCTCTGATCCCGCTCAATACACGACATCAGGCGGCATGGTTACAAATGTTGGTTTGCTAGATACATCTAAACCTATTTATGCCGATAGCGGGCATCCTACTTATATTGCCGGGCTTGCTGGCGAGGGTTTAGGCAGGCTTGAGAATCCAGTCACAATCATGCCTCAATCTCGATTGCGCGGTAGAAATATTAGTGACACTCCAACTGACGCTGAGCTAGGTGCGGCAATGAGGTCTATGTCTATGAACCCTGCGGCGCAGATTGGGTTGATCGATGAAGAATTCTTGCGCGCATACTACAAGTAAAGCGGTGATATAATATGGCGACACCGAGAAAAGGTAAGGCACGAGTAAAAACCACGGCGTCTGGCAGAAAGGTTTCATATGGGCAGAAGGGCGCTAAGGTAAAGCCGGGGACAAGCAAGGGCGATTCATATTGCGCGCGCTCATTAGGTATAAAGAAGCGGCTGCCTAAGAGCAAGCAGAGCGACCCTAACACCCCTAACAACCTATCGAGAAAACGCTGGAAATGCTCCGGCGCAAAATCAAGGAGGAAGTGATGCCGACAGTAGGGAAGAAAAAATTTGCTTACACAGCAAAGGGCATGAAGAAAGCCAAAGCCGAAGCTAAGAAATCAGGTAAGGCCGTAAAAAAACGAGGCAAAAGTTATGCCAAGTAAGAAGAAGGGCCTGTACGACAACATCCACGCTAAGCGTAAGCGCATTAAGGCCGGCAGTGGTGAGAAGATGCGGAAGGCCGGCGAGAAGGGCGCACCTACAGCTAAGCAGTTTAAAAAAGCAGCCAAGACGGCTAAGAAGCGTAAGTAATGGCACTGACTAATCACACAGAGCTGAAAAGCTCTATTGCTGACTTCCTTAACCGTGATGATTTAACTTCGGTAATACCGACGTTTATTGCGCTAGCAGAGGCGCAAATCAATCGAGACGTACGGCATTGGAAGATGGAGAAGCGGGTCACAGGCGCCCTAGACAGCGAATACTCGCAGTTGCCCACTGACTGGCTTGAGACGATTCAAGTACACGTCGTTGGAGGTGGCACGTACCCTTTGCAGTTAGCGTCACGTGATGCGATTGCTGATAAGAGATCTGCACGTAACGATACAAGTGGGCGTCCTAAGTTTTACACGCACGCAGACTCCTCTCTTGAGCTATACCCGACCCCCGACGAGGCTTACTCCATAGAGCTTCTTTATTACGGCAAGGTCGATGCGTTGAGCGAACTCGTTCCTGTTAACTGGTTATTGCAAGATGCGGCCGATGTCTACTTGTACGGGTCGTTGATACATTCAGCGCCTTACTTGCAAGAAGATGGTAGGGCTGGCGTTTGGGCGCAAATGTACAGCGCAGCAGTGCAAAAGCTTAATCAAGCGTCAGAGAGAGGCCGTATGAGTGGTTCAGGCTTAACAATGAAGGTCCGCGGTTTAGGCGGCCCAAGAAGATTGTCTGTTAAATGAGCTTTACCAATTACTTAGAAGACAAGGTATTGAATCACGTCTTTTCAGGCATCGAATATGAAATGCCCACCCTTTATGTGGGTCTTTTTACAAAAGGGCCATCTGATACAGGCGGCGGCACTGAGGTTGGTGGATTTGGGTATGCGCGCCAATCAATCACTATGAGTGTTTCTGGTAGTGCGCCCACGGAAGCTACAAACACAAACGACGCAGAGTTCCCGGCAGCGACCGGGTCGCAAGGTAGAATTACGCACGCAGGGGTCTTTGATGCAGCAACCGGCGGTAACTTATTAGCGTGGGCTACCCTGACAGACCCATCTGATTCCGCAGTAGAGTTGCCGCAAACAATCGAGACGGGCGATATTTTCAAGATTGAAGCGTCAAACTTAAAGATACGGATCGATTAGGGTTTAGTCTTATGTCTACGATTACAACACGCACAGGCAAAGGAAAGGCCCTCACACACGCCGAGTTAGACGACAACTTTATTAATTTGAACGCCGATAAGGCTGAGACGCTTGCCGATGTGGGTGTTACTGCGACTATTGACGAGGTAAACCTACTCGACGGCGCAACTCTATCGACCGCTGAACTGAATCTTCTCGACGGCGTAACGTCTACTACGGCCGAACTCAATATTTTGGATGGCGTGACATCCACTGCCGCTGAACTAAACATTCTTGACGGAGTAACGTCTACCACCGCTGAATTGAACATTCTCGATGGGGTCACTGCGACTACCGCAGAGTTGAACATCATGGATGGTGTTACAGCGACGACTGAAGAGCTTAACTACGTCGACGGCGTTACGTCTGCCATACAGACACAAATCGACACCAAGGCTCCGAGTGCTGGCGCCTCACTAACTGGCACGACATCGTTTGAGTCGCTATCCGACGGGACCATCACTGTCACTGCGTTCGTTGATGAGGACGATATGTCGTCCAACAGCGCAGGCTTAGTGCCGACTCAGCAGTCAGTAAAAGCATATGTTGACAGCCAAGTAACAGCGCAGGATCTAGATGTCACGAGCGATAGCGGAACTATAGCTATCGATTTAGATTCTGAAACCATGACAATCGCTGGTGGCGAGGGAATTGATACCTCTGCTACCGGGAACACGGTAACGATTGCCGGCGAAGACGCCTCGACGTCGAATAAGGGCGTTGCGAAGTTTGACTCAGCGGATTTTGCCGTTAGCTCTGGCGAAGTAAATCTGGTGACCTCTGCTGCTGCATTTGGGGCAGTGGGCGACGGCACCACTGATGACACGACTGCGCTGCAATCGGCAATGGATTCTGTTGCTGTATCTGGCGCATGGTTAGATGGCGCCAACAAGACGTATTTAATCACAACGACCATCGATGTCGACCAAGGTGCGTTCTGCCGTATGCGTAACTTTAAGTTTAAGTTAGGTACGTCATACACCGACCAAGGTAGATTTAACTGCGACGCTGGGTCAGGCACTACGGCTATGACTGTCGCACTAGATAACATCGTTTTAGACGGCGGTCGTGGTGATTACAAATCAGGCAATGAGCCTTGGACTGATACAACAACGGACTTCGGTGGCTATGACACAATTGAGCCATCTCTAAGCGCGTTTTTTAAGGTAAACGCCAAAAATGAAGAGACAACGACGCACATTACTAATTGCCGGTTTGAGAACCATCACGGAATAGCCGCGGTGCGAGTAGACTCTTACGGCACCACAATCATTCAAGGCTGCGTTTTTAAGAACTTGTCTTTCCAAAGCTTCGCAGTTTATCAGGCTGTATTCGACAGCAATGACAATATTACGGCCCATAAAGGCCGCACTATCGTTTCTGACGTTTATGCAGAAAATGTTGGGCTGCTACCGGACACATTTGCAGTCGGCGGAACGGCTATGACGTTTGCGTCTACTACAGCGGCACCGCAAGGCTCTTTTAACTTTCTTGCCATAGGCGGCGAGTACAGTCTGTCAAACGCTACTTGCAAAAACTACGCCTCATGCGGCGTTACTGCGGATCGCAACGAAAAGTTTAATGCCACCAACATCACGATCACTAACGACTCAGATCGATCGTTCTCTAGCAACCCATCGGGTGCGTTCTGGATAGAGGGCTGTGAGGAGTCAAATGTCACAAACCTCACGGTAGAGATTACGGCGCGAGCGACCATCGACACGACAGGCTTAGATAATTGTCTGCTGCAAATTTATCTGAAAGACGGGAATAAAGTCTTTTTTAACAACGTTTTTCTAAAGACAGACGAGTCTACGGCTTACGTTAACAAGCTCATACGAAGCTCGGGGAAGGGCGCAGCGCATTGCCACATAGAAAATTTCTACGTCTCAGGAATCTGCCGCAACCTTGATGACGCCGTCAGCTTCTTGCTGTTGCCAAACTCTACTATCGAGCACGACGTTCGGCTCCTTCACGGCTATATCAAGCACGGCGACATTAAGATTGAAGTGCCTTACAACGCCACTGTGCAGGATGTTTACCTTGAGGGTGCATCAGGTAATGGTGACGTTTTATTTATCCCTGCGGGCAATGCAGGCGTCACAGGGAGCGTTGGCGATGCCACTGTCACTGGATGCTATATCGACGGCACTGTTAGCAACACCACAGCGTTTACAGGCAGTCTCAATATTATCGGCAACAAGTACATCGGCTCAGTTACATCGACAGGATCGGGCAACACAGGCAAGTTTGTCGTTAGTGACAATGCTCGCATCGCTGGCGGCCTTGCGGTGACATGTTCGGGGCCGACAGGTAACTCAGCGGTCGAGATACGCGGCAACGCTTTGATTGAGGGCGTTACCCGGGTAGACGGTGCAAACAACGCCATAATTAGCGACAACAACACAGAGCGGCGGATTACGATAGAGGACGTGCAGCACTTCCAAGTTGTCGGCAACACAGCAAAGACCGACACCGCAGAGTCGTGCATTTTTGTTTACCCAACAACCGCAAGCAACATTTTGGCGGGTATCATTAGCGGCAATAACTGCCTGATAAAAACAGGCACAAGTGGCGCGGGTTACATCACTCTTGCTAGTAGCGTCACGAACGTAATGGAAGGCTTGAACAACAAGCTGATAGTCAACTGGTCATAAGGTAACGACATGGATTTCATCGACCACAGAAGCACGGCAAAGTTCATATTCAAGACTTCAGCGACCGATGAGAAGGCTCGCATTGATGAATCTGGCAACATCCTCACGGGCAAGACCTCCAGTAACTTTAGTACGGCAGGCGCAGAAGTTCGCAATCTAGGAAATATATGGGCGACACGAGACGGCGGCACACCCTTAGCGTTGAACCGCCTTTCTAGTGAAGGGACGATCGCACAGTTTTATAAGGATGGCAGTTCGTTAGGCGTCATTGCGTCGGTTAGCAGTGACTTTGTTATTTACTCAACAATATCAGGCCACACTGGCTTGCGTTTTGGTGACGGCTGGATTGGTTCGACTAACAACGCAGGCACCCTACAAAACGGCACTGTCAGCCTTGGAACAACAGCGTATAAATTTGCTGACTTGCATTTATCGGGCAATGCCAACATCGGCGGCAATGCCACAATTACTGGCGACCTAACCGTTAACGGCACTACGACCACAATCAACACTGCCACGCTGGACGTTGAAGACAAGAACATCACGCTGAACTACGGCGCGGGCGACACGTCATCGACAGCCGATGGCGCGGGTATCACCATCCAAGACGCGGTGGATGCAAGCAACAACGCCACTATCTTGTGGGATGCAACTAACGACGAGTTTGATTTCAGCCACAACATTACAGCGCCTAACCTAAGTATCAGCAATTGGAACACAGCGTACGGTTGGGGTGATCACTCAACTCAGGGATATTTGACTAGCTACACAGAAGCAGACACGCTTGATTCTGTTACTGGTCGTGGCGCTACGACGACTAATGCTATTAGCACGGGCGCTATTACGAGTAGCGGTGCTATATCAGCTCAAAATACTTTGACCATACAAAACTCTAGCGCATACGGAGCTATCGAGGTTGGCGGTGTATCTGGCGGCTTCATCGACATCAAGAGTCCATTCTCTGACGACTACGATCTACGTCTGATATCAACGGGTGACGGCGGTGTATTAAACGTCGCTAGTGGCGAGCTAACGATACAGCGAGCAGGGTCGGCCAAGCTTGCGACTACAAGCACAGGCATAGCGGTCACAGGTGATGCGACGTTTGCTGACAACGGCAAGGCTATTTTCGGCGGGGGTAGCGACCTACAGATCTACCATGATGGGGCTAATAGCTACATATCAGATGCAGGAACAGGATTGTTTCAGCTTCGCACCAACGGCACTCGAATTGAAATGGTTGGTCAAAGTGGGTCTGAATACATGGCACGTTTTGAACAAGATGGTGCTGTAAAACTTTACTACGACAACAGCCTAAAACTAGCCACAACCTCCACAGGCATTAACGTTACAGGTAACGCTACGTTTGGCGATAACGGTAAAGCCATTTTTGGTGCCAGCTCTGACCTACAGATTTACCATACGCCAACAGGCAACCATTCAATTATTACTGAATCAGGTTCTGGCAACCTTATTCTTGCCGCAGATAACCTTGAAATAAATAATGCCGCAAACAATGCAAACAAAATAGTAGCTACGACTGGCGGTGCGGTAACCCTTTTCCATAACAACTCAGCCAAACTAGCCACCACCTCTACAGGCATTGACGTAACTGGAAGTGTCGTCAGCGACGGTTTGACTGTTGATGGTGCTTCGCAGACTACATCACTGAAGATAAACACAAGTTCTTCTGCGTGGGCTGATGCTAATGCTGATGACTTGATTATTAGAGGCGCTGATGTTGGTTTAACAGTTAGCTCGTCAACAACAGGTAATATTTATTTTGGTGATGCTACAACAGCACAGAAGCAAGGTCAGATTACTTACACACATTCGTCTGATTCTTTGTCTTTTGCAACTGCTGGCACAGAACGCCTCCGCATTAATTCGTCAGGGTTTGCGGGTCTGGGTACTGGCTCGCCAGCGGCCAAGTTAGATATCGTCGACACAGCCTCTGACGTACAGATGCGCGTCTACAAGAACGACGGCACTAAGAACACACGGGTTACGGTAACGGCTGACGACAGCGGCGCTAAGATCCACTACCGAGATGCAGACAACGCAGGCGCACTAAGGTTTAACAACAACCTTGGCGAGGTCATGCGGATTCCTGCTGATACCACGCGGGTAGGTATTGGCACTAGCAGTCCGTCAGCTAGGTTAGATGTACAACAGGCAACGGCTGGAAACATAGTTTCAGCAGAGTTTGATAACACTGACTACACGGCAAACAATCGTAATGCTATAAAAATTAGACAGCAGGTTAGTTCAAGCGGTAGCTACTCAGCATATTTAGGTTCTGATAAAAACACAGGTAACCTTTTCTTAGCTAATGACTCTATTACCGCAAACCATTTAGTTATTAACCCCTCTGGCAACGTAGGTATCGGTAGAGTTTCAAATTCAGTTGTTAGATTGTCTGTTGCAGGAACGGACGCAGGTGCCAGCAATTACGCATTTGAAGCTACGAACAGTTCGGCCGCCACTAGATTTATCGTACGTAACGACGGACAAAGCCAGTTTTTCAAAAGCGATAACTCCGCATCGATGACGGTGACCAGCGGCGGGAATGTTGGTATTGGCACTAGCAGTCCGTCAGGATTGCTTAATGTCCACAGTGCTTCTGGTGATGCTAATGTATTTATTACTACAGGCACTACAAATGCGTCGACTACGTTGCTTTTTGGTGATAGCGGCAGTAGTACGATAGGTCGAGTACAATACGACCACAGCGATAACTCCATGCGTTTTCAAACCAACGCATCTGAAGCCATGCGTATCGACTCTAGCGGTAATGTTGGAATTGGCACTAGTTCGCCTAGTGGTAAGTTACATGTAAAAGCCTCAAGTGGTTTTGCTACAGGGTATGTGCAGGGTTCAAATAGCTCTTCTGGAATGTATTTATTTGACCAAGGTGTTGAAGCTGGGCTTTGGAAAGTTGATTTAGGCTATTTAGCTTTTGGCACAAACAACACAGAACGCATGCGCATAGATGCTAGCGGTCAAGTTGGTATCGGATGTACTCCCGCCTCGACTGTCTCACTAGACGTTCAAAATTTGTCTGCAAGTTCTAACAATGTTTTCTTGCGTATAAAAAACGCAACAAATTTAGAAGATTCAGGTCTTATTATTGAAGGTCAAAACGGAGGCGCAAGGGAATACAAGATTGGTGTAAATTCCATTGCTAATAGTCCCGACCTTACATTTAGCGGCCCTACAGGTTACAGGTATTATATCGGCGCTACAGAAGCCATGCGCATCGACTCAAGCGGCAACTTGCAAATGCAAGCAGGAGACATAACTACAGTTACAGGTGGAAGTTATAAACTCCAAAACGGCGTAGAAAGCGCCTCAAATCCTACTTTCACATTTAGTGGCGACGACGACACGGGTATGTATCGTGCTTCAGCGGATACAATCGCCTTTTCTACAGCGGCCGCAGAACGTATGCGTATCGACTCTAGCGGCAATGTTGGTATTGGGGCTTCACCGTCATCCCATAGCTTAGAGGTGTGGCGTTCAGGTGGAGACCATTTACTTTTAGGGCGTAGCGGCGTAGGCACATATGAGCTTGGCATTTCTTCTGACAATGCTTTGACTTTTGAGGATGACGGCTCAGAAGCCATGCGTATCGACTCTAGCGGTCGTGTTGGTATCGGCACTAGCAGTCCAGAAACGAATCTACACATAGAAGACTCTTCTTCATTTTCTATTATTCGATTGGTTTCAAGCACTACTGAAAACGCTGGTATAGACTTTGGCGACCCTGATGACAGAGATATTGGTCGTGTTCGTTATAACAACAGCGATAACTCTATGGTGTTTCATACAAACGCCGCAGAACGCATGCGTATCGACTCTAGCGGGAATGTTGGTATCGGCACAAGCAGTCCAAACACTGTAACTAACTATACAGGCTTGACGCTTAACAACGCTACCTATGGAGGGTTCATTGATATTGAAAACAATGGGACTCACACCTTTAGATTGCTATCAAACACTACTGCAAGTTACATTGGAACTATAGAGTCTGACCCTCTAGTATTTAATACAGTTGACACAGAACGCATGCGTATCGACTCGACGGGTCGTGTAGGTCTGGGTACAAATTCACCGGACGTTAAGCTCGATATAGTTGACACTGCCGCAGACGTTCAATTACGTGTCTATAAGTTTGACGGTACTAACAACACACGTCTTACTCTGACTGCCGATGACAGTGGTGCCAAGATCCACTACAGAGACGCTACAAACGGCGGTGCCTTGCGCTTCAATAACAACGCAGGGGAGATGGCTAGGTTTGATTCGAGCGGCAATCTTCTTGTGGGGACTACTACGTACAATTCAGCAAACCAAGGCATTTTACTTGGCGCAACGGGGGCGATTTACTCAACTAACACAAGTGGAATTTCTGGTAGTTTTGGCCGCAACACAACGGACGGGTCAATCTTAAACTTCCGCAAAGACAACGTTAACGTGGGAAGCGTTGGCACCAAGCTGTCTGATGGCGGCACAAGTGATGGTGAGCTGTTTATAACTAGCGGAAACACTGGATTATTTTTCGATGACATTGGAAGTTATATCCGACCCTGTAATGGCTCTGCCGCTTTGCGTGACAACACCGTTGACTTAGGCAAGTCAGATTCGCGCTTCAAAAACCTTTACCTGTCAGGCAATGTAACTTCAAGCGGAACTTTTAGAGGCGGCGCTGGTAGTGCATCAACCCCAACATTCCTTACTGACGGCTCTACAGGAATGTTTAGAGCGTCATCCAATGACATTGGCTTTAGTTGTGCTGGAAGTGAGGTTGCTAGGTTTGATAGCTCTGGCAACTTGCTGGTTGGTACTACTTCTACTACAGCAGACGAAGGTGGACTTGTTTTAATCCCGCAAACATCAAATGTTTCGCACATGTATATCGGTCATGCCACAGGAACCGCTGGTGGCAATCCCTATATGTATTTCCGGTATGGCTCAGGAAACATTGGAAGCATTACGCAATCAGGGACTACAGCTGTTCAGTACAACACCTCATCAGACCAACGCCTCAAAGAAAACATTGCAGACGCACCTTCTGCTTCTGACGACATAGACGCTATCCAAGTACGTTCGTTCGACTGGAAGGCTGACGGTTCACACCAGAAGTACGGCATGGTTGCTCAGGAACTACAGAACGTTGCACCAGAGGCAGTCAGTGGAGACGCAGACTCAGACGACATGATGGGCGTAGACTACTCAAAGCTAGTACCTATGATGTTAAAAGAAATTCAATCACTACGTGCCAGAGTGGCACAACTCGAAGGAGAAAACTAATGGCTACATGGACTATTGCAAACTTAGAGCGTCAGGCCGACGGCGGGGTCATTGTGGCTCACTGGCGTTGTGACGATTCCGAAACAGTGGGAAGCGGCGACGATGCTGTGACTTACACAGCGTCATCTTACGGGACTTGTTCATTCACACCCGACGCTGACGCAGATGATTTCGTTGCCTATAACGATCTTACTGAGGCAACGGTTATTGAGTGGGTAAAAGCAGAAGTTGATGGTGATGTGGTTGAAACTGCGCTAACTGACAATATATCTAGTCAGAAGACACCAACAACCTTTGACGGAGTACCGTGGAATGACTGAAGAAAGCCCAAAAATCGTATTGAATGATGTAGAGCATGACGTTGCTGATCTAAGTGATGAACAGCGCGTGATGGTCGCACATATTTCAAATTTAGACGCAAAGCTGGCCGACGCACGTTTTAGCGTAGACCAGTTAAACGTAGCGCGGCAGGCGTTTGTCGACATGCTAAGTAAGTCTGTGGATCAAGTAACCGATGCGGATTACGCTGACGTGCCTGATTCTGCCGATTAAGGAAGGGTAACAAAGGCATGGCAATCATCCGCGCAGCAGCCACAACAAAAAAAGCCGTTTATTGGAACAGCGGCTATGTCGAAGATGACGGGGATGATTACTCTGAGCAGGGCTATGTTCAGGACTTAAGGCAGGTTACCTCAGTAGTTTTTATTGGCTCTACATTTATTTCAGGCTCGCCTTGGGATGATATTATTGGGCCAATAGACCAGTGGTCGGATGTGTCAGTTGGTCCGCCTGCGGGAGGCTGGGGCGTTGTAACGACGCCTTCTGGCCAATGGGCAGCAAAATCAAGCTCGCCGCCATCAGGGGGATGGAGCATTGTTACTACAACGGAGAATCCATTTGGATAACTAGCTATGGCAGATACAACGACGACAACTTATTCTTTGACTAAACCCGAAGTCGGCGCCTCAGAAGACACGTGGGGCACAAAGTTAAACTCTAATTTTGATTCTCTTGATGATCTTTTAGATGGAACGACGGCAATCCAGCCAAATCTAACCGAAGGCTCGTGGAAGGTTGGCGGTGCTGCGGTAACCTCTACGGCCGCAGAGTTAAATATTTTAGACGGAGCAACAGTAACCACTGATGAGCTAAATAAGCTAGATGGGGTAACCGCTACAGCAACAGAAATTAACTTGCTGGATGGCGTCACATCAAGCACTGCGGAATTAAATATCTTAGACGGCGTGACTGCTACGACGGCAGAATTAAATTACGTTTCCGGGGTTACCTCTGCGATACAAGCGCAAATTGACGCTAAAACAACACTAGCGGCAGCGCGGCAAGCGGCCTACCCAGTCGGATCTATCTACATGAACGCAAGCGATGCAACAGACCCTGCAACGCTTCTAGGTTTCGGTACGTGGGCAGCCTTCGGCGCTGGTCGTGTTCTCGTAGGCATCGACAGTGGCGACACAGACTTTGATGTTGCAGAAGAAACCGGCGGTTCTAAAACGCACACATTAACGGAAGCGGAGCTGCCAGCTCACCACCACTCACTGATTGCTGACGCAGATAGCAACTCAGCTCTCTCAGCGTCAAATCAAGTAGCCAAAAGAGATTTGACTGGCTCGCAAGATCAAGAATATGAGTTACACGGCACTGCGACAGCGGCAACGCTTGGCAAGTCGTCTGAAGTGGGCAGTGGGAATGCGCACAATAATGTGCAGCCTTACATAGTTGTACATATGTGGAAGCGCACAGCGTAGGGGGTTTTATGCCGTACCAAGCAATCGACATTCCGGCCGGTGTTTATCGGCACGGCACAGACCTCGAAGGATCTGGCCGCTGGAGGGATGTAAATCTCGTGCGCTGGCGGAACGGCTCTCTAAGCCCGGTCGGCGGTTGGCAAGAGCGTGTTAAAACTGGCGTTACGCTTGATAAATCGGTCCGCGGTGCAATTGCGTGGGTAGATAACTCTTTTAACACTAACATGGCGGCTGGAACCTACAACAAGCTGTTCTACATTAGTGCTAATAACGCAATCAGTGATATTACGCCGGCCTCTTTATCGACAGGAAGCGAAAGCGCTGCACTGAGGTCTGGTTTTGGCGCAGGTAACTACAACACTGGTTACTACGGCACAGAAAGGGTTTCTACGGGTGAGTTCCAAGAAGCAACAACGTGGTCTCTCGATACATGGGGAGAGTACCTAGTCGCTTGCTCTGTTGACGACGGGAAGCTCTATGAGTGGCAACTCAATGCTGGCACCCCGGCGGCTGTCATTGCTAACGCACCGACATCTAATTTGAGCCTTGTCGTAACCGGCGAAAGATTTTTGTTTGCTTTAGGCGCCGGCGGCAATCCGAGAAAGGTTCAGTGGTGTGATAAAGAAGACAACACGGCATGGACTCCAGCCGCTACGAATGAGGCGGGCGATTTTGAGCTTGCTAGTAACGGCGAAATATTAAGCGGCCATAAGATGCGGGGCAGGACGTTGATACTGACGACTACCGACGCGCACGTAGCTACTTACATCGGGCCACAGCTTGTATTCCAATTCCAGCGTGTAGGCACCGACTGTGGTGCGATATCCCGTCACGCTTGCGTCTCGCACATGGAAGGGGCTTATTGGATGGGATCTAAAAGCTTCTTTTTCTTTAATGGCAGTGCGGTGCAAGAGATGCCCTGCGAGGTGCTGGATTATGTGTTTACAGACTTAAACACGGATCAGCGCTCTAAAGTCACAGCGATGAATAACGCTCAATACGGTGAGGTTTGGTGGTTTTATCCTTCAGGTGGCTCAGTAGAGAACGACCGGTATGTAATTTACAACTATCAAGAAAACTATTGGAATATCGGCACGCTTTCACGCACTTCAGGCTTTGACGCTGGAGTTATGAAGCATCCGGTTATGTTCGATTCTACTGGCAAACTGTATGACCACGAGACTGGATTCGATCACGAGGGCACGGCACCGCACGCAGAATCTGGTCCAATATTATTCGGCTCAAGCATCGTAAAGGTTAACGAAATCATTCCTGACGAAAAGACGCAGGGCGAGGCGACGATTACGTTCAAGTCGCGCTTTTATCCAAATGGCGACGAGTCCACGCACGGGCCATTCACAATGGGTAACCCGGTTAATGCTAGATTTTCGGGTCGGCAGTTACGATTGCGTGTTAACGGCACAGAGCTGAGTAACTGGCGCTTTGGCATCCCACGATTAAACGTGATCCCGGGCGGTAACCGGTGAGCCTTGCCCCTCCTCCATTTGGGCCCGAGTGGAAGGGCTGGGGCGAGCGACTTGTTGATCATCTCAACAGGATACGGTCAAAACTTGTATTTAAGCAGGCCGGGGACAGTGCAAATGAAGACGGCATTATTCTGTATGACAACACAAACAAGTACCCGGTGGTATCTATCGATGGTGTGTATAAGCAGATAGTTTTAGCGGACGGTCACGGGGACTTCGTTATTTCTTCTGATTATGCTTACGCAGCAGCAGATACGACGTATGAATTAAGTTACACCGCAGACAGTAACAATGAAGGATTACCGATCAACGGTTCTCGTATTACCTTTAGCGAGACTGGCTATTACCTTGTAAGTTTTTCTGCTCAGATATTCAGCTCGTCAGCAAGTACAGTTGAGTTTGTGTTTTGGCCGAAGAAAAACGGCACAAACATGACAGGTAGCACCATAAGAGCGGCATTACACGGCAACGCAGAAACCACTGTAGTCAGCCGCGCAGTCATTATTCACGCCATCGCAAACGATTATTTAGAGGTAGCTACGGCCTGTAACAGTACCAACGGATCTCTCAAAGCGTTCGCTGCAAACGGTATTTCTAATGAGCCTGCATGCCCAGCAACTACATTAACGATCATACGAGTCCATAGGTGATATAATTGGCGGGTGTTATTGATGAATTGATACGTTGCAAGCCTTGGTTAGAGGCTGCATTAGAGAGATCAGGCGGTACGCACACGTTAGAAGACGTTGTGGAATCGATACAGACAGGGGCTATGCAATTCTGGCCGGCACCGAGAGGTTGCGCAGTGACAGAGATAGTTAGTTACCCGCAGAAGAAGGTTTTACATATCTTTTTAGCGGGCGGAGAGATGGATCAAATTGTTGATATGGACAGCTCCGCAGTTGAGTTTGCCAAGATGAACGGTTGTACAGGAATGAGCATTGCCGGTCGCAAGGGATGGGCAAGAGTTTTAAAGGAAAGAGGTTATCAAGAAACCTATACGGTTCTAGGAAAGGATATCTAATATGTCAGGCGGAAAAGGCGGTAGTCAAACTTCGAAGGTAGAGATACCAGAGTACATTGAGGGGCCATCGCGTAGAAACCTACAGCGCGCTGAACAGCTTGCTCAAGTCGGGTACATGCCTTATTACGGGCCCTCTGTCGCGGCGTTTACGCCGATGCAAACCCAAGCGATGCAGTCTACAGCAGACGCAGCCGCGGCATTCGGTTTGGCTCCACAAATGGACGTCATGGCTGGCATGCCACAAGCCCAAGACTTTGGCGGCGTTCAAGGTTACGGCACCGGGCAAATGTTTGAGCAAGCGCTCGCTGATTTAGCGGCCAATCAACCCGGTCAGGCTGCGGCGTTCAACCAGCTCTTTACTGGACCGCAGGCAGGCGGCTCGGGCCTTTTAGGGCAAGTTGGTCCAATGGGCGGCTATTCACCGATGGGTATGGGTGGCGCGTTGCCACCACAGTTTGGCGGGGGGTCAATATAATGGCAGCAGCAGCGCCCGGCGGAGCGGCAGGACAGCCCGCACAAGGTCAAAACATATTTCAGCAGGCGCAGCAGGGTCAAACCGGCGCAATGATGGGCACGGCAGCAGGCATGGGTTACCAGCCCGCGCAAGTGCAGGCCGGCCAAGTTGCAGGTACTGACCTTACGCCTTACTTCAACCCCTTTGAGCAGACCGTTGTTCAACAGTCACTAGGAGACATTGAGCAAGCACGGCAGATGCAGGCTAATCAGCTCGCATCTCAAGCGCAACGTGCAGGGGCATTCGGTGGTTCGCGATCAGCGATCCTAGAGTCACAGGCTAACGAAGCGGCCATGCAGCAAGCAGCACGCACCGCGGCCAACCTTCGATTAGGCGGATTTCAGCAAGCACAGCAAATGGCTGGCCAAGACATCGGGCGTCAAATGCAGGCAGACCTTGCCAATCAACAAGCGGGGCTTGCAGGGGCCGGACAAAGACTAGGTGCGGCGGCACAGATGGGTGGCTTGGCTCAGCAGGCATTTGGAATGGGACGCGGCCTTCAGCAAGACATGGCTCAGCAGGGCGCACTTCAGCAGATGATGAACCAACAAATATTCGACCGCGCGCGTGAGCAGTTCCAAGGCTACACAGCGTTCCCTGAGCGATCTCTTGGTTATCTAGCTAGCGCATTAGGCGCGTCGCCTGTTCCACAAACACAGACAACTAGCCGACAACCCGGTCTATTTGATTACTTGTCTTTGTTTGCAAGCATGTAAGGAAATCGTAAATGGTAGCCACCGATCAAGAAAACGAACAACTAGGCCTTATGCAAGCCATCTTTTCTAAGATGAGCGATAAAGATAAGGCCAAGCTGCAAGGCATGGGTCAGGCGGCGGCAGGGTACAACGCAAACGCAATGAGTAACCAAATGGCGCCTGTTCAGTTTGGTGGCGGGCTGTTGCAAATGCTGCCAGCTCCTCAGATGCAGTACGGGCAGGGCATGATGGGTAACGTAAGGCCTCAACAGGGTCCAGTTGAGCGAGACGCTGAATTTGTGCAGGCAATGAAAGCATTACTGGGGTTTAATCAATGACACCTGAAGAACGCAGAATGATGATGGAGCTGGAGCGCATCCAGCAAGCTCGCGCGGCAGCTAATACTCCGCAAGCAGTTGCGGCACAAGATCAATTCATGGCCGCACGACAGCAAGCTATGCAGCCACTTCCGGCTGTAGGCCCGGCGCCCGGTAGCAGGCCACCTAACCCATTTGTAAGCGGCTTGTCGCAACTTAGTCGTAAAGCTATGGATTACTTGGGAGACCCCGCGTCCCGAGCAAGATTGGCGGCCGGCTTACAGTCTATGACATTACGCCCTAACCAGCAGCTTATCCAAAGCCAGCTAAAGCGCGCCGGCAACATACAAGCTTCACGCCAACAAGCACAGCAAGCGAACATGACTGCCGAGTATTTGCGTAGCCAAGGCCGCAATGATCTGGCGACCATTATTGAAGCCAACCCGAGCATGGCTAACGATATTCTTGCGCAACTATTTACCACGCGAGATACGTTTGCCACTAAGGGCTTTGCACCACAAGTCGACCCACAAACTGGTCAGCTCTACGGCGTACAGTACGATCCTAACACTGGTGAATATACCCGTGTCGATGTGGAAGGGGCTGTCGGTGAGACGCCTTCTCAGGTTTTGTCGAGAGAAAAAGAAACAGATCTTGAGATTATGGACCGCGAGCGTGCGATGAAAGCGGGCCAAGAAGCATTTGTTGCGGCTGAAAGATCAACTGGGACAATTGACACCCTCAACCGCGCACTCGACTCATTAGCGGCAGGCGGTGAGTCAGGATTTATACAGTCTTATTTGCCGTCATTTAATGCAGCAACGACGACACTGCGGCAGGCTGCCACTGAGATGGGTATCGATCTAATTCAAAGCGCGACCTTTGGTGCATTGAGTGAGTCAGAGTTAAAACTCGCTTTGTCTAGCACTATTGACTTAAACCTGCCACCGGCAGAGTTGCGTCAGTTACTGCGAGATAAGATACGCGTCCAAAAGATATTGCGGGACGAGTTGATGAAGAAGGCGCGAGAGCTTAGCGGCGGAAGGGTGAAGTACAGCGATCACATTCAGCGATATCAAATGGAGGGCGGTGCTGAGCCCACTGGCGTAATACAAGTCAGACCAGAGGATTTGTAATGATCAGAATGGGACCAGACGGAAAGCAGTATAATTTTCCTGAAGACACTACCGAGCAACAAATACAAAGCTACTTTGCTCGGATGTCACCAGCGCAGGCTGTAACGCCTGTTGAGATGCAAAAAACGCGATCTTTTATGCAGGGGCTGACTTTTGGTTTCGGTGAAGAGATTGAGGCTGCGGCCAGATCAGCTCTTGGTGCCGTGGGCTTGAGCGAGGACGACCGTAACTACGAGCAAATACGTGATGAGTTACGTCAAAAGCTGGCCGATTATCAGGCAAAGTATCCTGCGGCGGCTATTACAGCAGAATTAGCTGGTGCAATTATTCCCGGGCTATTAACGATGGGCACGGGAATGGTGGCTAGTGCAGGGCTTACAGGCGCTCGTGTAGCACCAACTGCCGGTAGGGTTGCACTGATTGGCGCAGGAGAGGGTGGTCTTGCGGCCGCGGGTTATAGCGAAAGAGAGGGCGTGCGCAGATTGCAAGACGTGCCCGGCGGCGCTACTGCTGGTGCGGTTTTTAGCGGTACATTAGCTAAGCTCGGCGAAGGGTTCAAAATGTTTGCCTCGCGCGCTCTTGGTGAGCGACCTGCCACGCGGGTTCAGGCTGAGTTGCAACGATTACAAGAAGGCACTGGCAAGACAACGGACGAAATTGTTGCTGACTTGCTTGAGGGGCGTTTGATGTCAGAGAACAGGGAGCTTATGGCTACCCTGAGAGCCTACAAGTCTCAGCTTGGAGAGGCGGGTGCTGAGATTACCCAGAGATTGCCACAGCGTGCCGCAGAGACGCGAGAGACAGCTGTTGCTGGCTTGCAAGCTGGATTAACTCCAAGAATGGGCGATCGTAATGTTATGCGCGCAATGCAGGCCACCGATGACGAGCTGCTTGATTTAGAGCGCGAAGGATATCGAGCTGCGTTCGATACCGTGCCAGAAGTAACTCCAGAAATCGCAGAAAACCTGCAAGGTATATTGCAACGGTTTGGGCCGGCTAGAGCCGAGGTTCAACAAATTTACTCAGAAAGCGATAAGCTTGTACCTCTTTTCCGAACAGACGAGGCAGGAGCGATTGCTTTAACTCGCATGCCAACCTTAGAGGACGCTGAAATTATCCGTAGGGCATTACGCGACGAGGCCAGCGGATTGTATCAGGCCGGTAAAGGCACTCGCGCAGAAGGCTTTGCATCAGCAGAGAGCGCGTTAAAGTCTCAGTTAGATCAAAGTTACACTGGGCTGGAGCAGGTTCGTAACTTAGCGCGAACGCGTCGCTTAGTTAGAGATCAGTTTGAAGAAGGCAGGAAGTCTTTAAGTAAGGACGCTGACGAGGTAGAGATTGTGTTCGGTCGGCTGCAAGAGTCTTCGCCAGAGGCGGCAGATGCTTACCGAGCTGGAGTAATGGCGGCAATCAACAATAGGCTTCGCAGGTCTCCACAACTTATGGGCAGGCTTGCAGACCCTGACAGGCAAGAAGGCTCAATCCTACGAGCTGTTTTCCCAGAAGACCAGATAGAAGATGTGGCTCGGCGGTTAGATATTGCTGGCCGAGCTAAAGAAACAGAGCAGCAGGTATTGTTTGGCAGCCAAACTGCGCCGCAACAAGCCGCGGCCGCACAAATTGGCACAAGAACATCAGCAGAGGATATTTTGCGGATGAGCCAAGGTGATATTTTTGCTATGACACAGCAGGCAGGAAGGCTGATTGCACAGGCGGCTCCTAATTTAAATGACAAAGAGCGCATGCAAGTGGTTGAGGCTTTAATGTCACAAGACCCTGATCTTGTGCGTCGTGCGCTTACGGACCGGGACGCGCTAGGCAAGTTATACGATAGGACCGCGCAGGTTATGAATACATTGGGCTTCGCAGGTCGCGGCGCGGCAGTGCAGCAAATAGCGCCAGAATTTGGTCGCCCAACAGGTGGCTTGCTTAACTTCGGAGAACAGCGATGAGCCTAAAACCAATGACAGACTTAGAAATTGAAGGCATCGCACGTGACGCTGTGAAAGACGCTGTAGATTTCTGTGAATCTGAGATAGCCGAAGATCGTATTAAAGCCCAGCGCTACTTTGATGGAGAGGTCGATATCGGTGAGGAAGACGGCCGGTCTAGAGTTGTTGCCACAAAGGTCCGGGATACCATCCGCGCTATTAAGCCTTCTTTGATGCGTGTATTTCTAAATACTGATAAGCCTGTTGAGTATGTTCCACGTGGAACAGAAGACGTTGTCATGGCAGAGCAGGCTACCAAATACATGCACTACCAATTCAATGAGTCAAACGGTTATCGAGTGCTAAATGATGCAATACACGATGCGCTGGTTAAAAAGGTTGGGGTCGTCAAAGTTTATTACGACACTTACCAAGAGCAGGAAATATTTGACTTCCAAGACCTCAATGACATGGAGTTCACTCTTCTTGTTAATGAAGAAGATGTGGAGGTTATCAAGCATACGACTAAGATGGTCATGGAGGTTGATCAAACGGGCATGGAGGTCGAAGCTCCACGCCATGACCTTAAGCTTGCGCGCACGGTCGATCGCGGCAAGATGTGCATTGAAAGCGTACCTCCAGAAGAGTTTTTTATCGATCGCAACTCTCGCTCAATCGATGACTATTACTGCGTGGCACATCGCACGGAAATGCGTGTTGGTGACTTGGTCGCTATGGGTTACGACTTTGAGCAAGTTAAAGATTTAGGTGGGCTAGAGCACTCTGATACCTTTTCTGAGGTAGAAGAGTTTGAGCGACGAGGTTATGAGTCGGATTACGCAGAAGATGATGTGCAAGATCCTTCCATGCGCTTAGTGGCGGTAACTGAGGCGTATATGAAGATCGACGTCGATGGCACTGGCGTGGCACAGATGTACAAAATGTTCTTAGGCGGCAACCGATACAAGCTTTTAGACTACGAGCCCTGCTCTTATCTGCCGTTTGCTGTGTTTGAGGTTGATCCAGAGCCACACACGTTTTACGGCCGCTCTGTGGCGGACCTTATACTCAATGATCAAGACGCAGCGACGGCCATGCTACGCGGCGTGCTAGATAACGTAGCGCTTACAAACAACCCAAGAATTGAAATAGTAGATGGCGCAGTTAATGTTGACGATATCTTAAACAACGAGATCGGCGGGATTATTCGCGTAAAGCAAGCCGGGGCGGTAAACGCTCAAGCTATTCCGTTTGTAGCCGGTCAAACTCTTTCTGCACTGCAATACTTTGATCAGCAGGTAGAGGACAAGACAGGCGTCACAAAGGCGTCTACGGGCTTATCCCCTGATAGCCTACAGGCTACGACTGCAACGGCCGTACAGGCGACTGTACAAGCTCAGGCGGCACAAATTGAGGTTATGGCACGTAACCTTGCAGAGGGTGGTATGCGTCAAATGTTTAAGTTGATGCTTAAGTGCATGGTTGAGAACGTCGACGAAGAGCAAATGATGCGACTGCAAGGTGAGAGCTACACCCCGGTAGACCCTCGATCGTGGAATGCCAGCATGGACGTCTCTATCAACGTTGGGCTTGGCACTGGGCGTGAAGACCAAAAGATCGCGGTGTTGAATCAAGCGCTGCAAACCCAAATCCAAATTTTCCAAACCTATGGCCCGGGCAACGGCATGGTGTCGTTAACAAACATCCGCAACACCCTATCTGACATTTTAGCAATCAACGGCGTACGTAATTCCGACCGTTATTTTGCGCCGATGGACCCGATGATAGAGCAGCAAATGATGATGCAGCAACAGCAAGCGCAACAAGGTCAGCAGCAACAAGACCCGAACGCGGCCTACTTGCAGGCGGAACAAATCAAAGCGCAAGCTAAGATGCAAACTGACCAATTAAAGCTACAGCTTGAAGCACAAAAAGCTATCGCCGAAGACGACCGTAAGCGCGACGAGATGGACCAAGACCTCTTGTTATCTGCGGCAGAGATCATAGGTAAGTATGGTACAGCGGTAGACGTGGAAAGAATCAAGCAACTGCAGAATGAGCCAAGATATCCGCAAGCACAGCCAACACAAGCTGCGGTGGGTAGCACATTTTGAACATTAAAGACCGTGCATCGCACGTCAAAAGACTAAAGCAAGACGAGTCTTTTAACGCGTTGGTCACAGAAATTAGAGAAGACGCAGCCAACGTCTTCTTAAACCCGCACTCTTCATACGAAGACCGGGAGGAGGCCCATCACATAGTGAGGGCGTTAGCGAAGATCGAAGATCGCATGGCAGTCATCTTGACGGATGAGGCGATGTTCGACAAACAGCAGCAGCGAGGATCAGCACCGTGGAAACGACTGACGAAGTAAAGTTCGATGGAAGCATCGAGTCGGCAATAAGCCAACTGATAAAACCCGAAACTGAAGAGCAACCCGAAGAGGCCGTTGAGGTCGAAGAGGACTTAGAAGAAGAGGGGCAGGAGGAGTATGAGCCAGAGCAGGATGACGAGGTAGAAGAGGACTACGAAGAGGACGCTGAGGAAGAAGCCGATTCTGAGGAACCCGAAACATTTACTGTCAAGGTAGACGGTATAGAGCAACGGGTCACCCTAGAGGATCTCAAGCAAGGATACAGCGGTCAGCAATATGTCCAGCAGGGAATGCAGCAGGTTGCCGAAATGCGTAAGCAATTCGAGCAGATTGCCGGTGATTTCCTGAATGAGCGCGAGCAAGCGAAAGCTATTTTTGCCCAAGTGCAAAACATGCAAATACCGTCAGCCCCTGTGCCACCCAACGTAGAACTAGCCGAGACTGACCCATTCCGGTACTCAGCAGAAAAGGCAAAGTACGATGTGGCGGCTAATGAATATCAGCAGAAAATCGCTGAAGTTCAACAGGCGCTAGCAGGCAACTCTGAAGCAGAGCAGCAGGCTAGGAACGCTTATTTACAAAGAGAGATGGATACGCTGAGACAGGTAATTCCTGACTTTGCGGACCCCGAGAAGGCGCAAACCCTTCGTAACAATATGCTATCGGTTAGCCAAGAGACTTACGGGTTCGACCCGCAGGAAATCGCAGCAATTACTGATCACCGTGTACTCCGGGTACTGCACGATGCCATCCAGTTTAGGGCGGCAAAAGGCGGCAAGGAACAGGCGATTAAGAAAGCTAAGGCCAAACCTAAGCGTACTGTTAAGCCGGGAGCAAAGAAGACAGCGTCAAATCAAAACTCTGAAAGACAAGCTAGATCGAAACTAAAACGCTCAGGCAGCATCCAAGATGCGATGAGCTTAATCCTTAATGAGAGGTAATTATCATGGCACAGCCAACCAACACCTTTGACAGCTATGATGCTGTCGGCATCCGGGAAGACTTAGAGGATGTCATCTATGACATTTCTCCTGAGGAGACTCCCTTTTACACTTCATGTGCAAAGCTGAAAGCAGCTAACACCTTCCACGAATGGCAGACAGATGCACTTCGCTCTTCAGCAGCTAACGCTCACATTGAAGGCGATGCAACCGTTGCTAATGCTCGCACGGCGACGACTCGTCATGGCAACTACACACAAATCTTCAAGAACGCTACTGTCGTTCCAGATACTGATGAAGGTTTGAACAAGGCAGGTCGAGCAGCGGAAATTTCGTACCAAATGCTCAAGACAGCCAAAGAGCAAAAGCTCGATATCGAGAAGGCGCTTTTTGACAACAATGCACGCGTAGCTGGCAGTTCAACTGCGGCTCGTGAGCTTGCTGGAGCACCTGCATGGCTTATTACCAACACTTCGTTTGGTAGTGGCGGCGCAGATGCCAATGGCACTGGATCGAATGCCCGTACAGACGGCACTCAGGCTGCTTTCTCTCAAGCTCGTTTTGACAGCGTAATGCAGTCAATTTGGGAGCAAGGTGGTAACCCTGACTCTGTCTATCTGTCAGCTTTCCAGATGAACGTAGCTCTTGGCTTTGCTGGTAACAACAACCAGCGTTCAACTGTTAAGGCAGAAGACGAGCGTGTAATCAAGCACATGGATGTCTACGTTACTCCTTGGGGTACAGTAGAGTTCATTCCTTCTCGTGAGAACCGTTCGCGTGACGTCTTCATTATGCAAGACGATATGTGGGCTGTTGGTGTTCTTCGTCCAACTAAGAACATCGCACTTGCGAAGACTGGTGATGCGACTACACGTCAGGTGACTACTGAGCTAACCCTCATTTGTAAGAATGAGAAGGCTTCAGGCATGATCGCTGACTGCACAACTTCTTAATCGAAGTGACATATAGGGGGCTTCGGCCCCCTCTTTTTGGAGATTGAGTATGTATAAGGTAACTATCGGTGCGCTGTTCATTGACGGCAAGAAGCATGTCCGAGGCGACATGGTAGATTTATCAGCAGAAAAAGCGGCAGCTTATAGCAATAACTTAGAGCCATGCGAAGCGCCTAAAGCAAAAGCAAAGCCTAGGGCAAAAGCTAAAGCAACTCCGCGAAAGAAGAAGGCATCTACAAGTGAAGGTTAAAGAGAATTTCCGCAACAATCACGACGGCACTTTTACCGTTGAGAAGCAGTTCGATAACACGCCGTATTTAGAGCGCACTCAAATGTTGCGATCTATGGGCGCAGGTAAGCTCCCAGAGTCATGGTGTGTCGGCTCTATTCCTATGCACTTGTTAGCGCAGTGGATGAAGGAAGAGAATGTGGCTTGGGATGATCGTGACGGTCGAAGTAAGCTCATTATGCGCAAGCTAAACGATCCTGACTTTAAGAAGCTACGCATTGTCGAAGGCAAAGTCTAAAAAGGCTCTCAAGGCAAAAATAAATGCTCTTAATCAACAGATCGAGGTGTTAATTAAGGATAGGGACGCGTTACTGCGGCTGTACATAGGAGATGTTAATGAAATCATTATTGATGCTGAGTACACCGTTGTTGATGTTGATGGCCCTCAGCCTAAACGCACAAGAACCAATCGTAACCGAATCGACCACAAATAGTACGGTTACAACAAATGGCAAGATGGAGACTGTGGTAAAGACGCCACCTCCATCTGCTATTTCTCCTCAGATAATTTCCGGCGGTAATTCAGACCTATGCACGGTCGGTGTGGCCGGGGCCGTTCAGACACAGATCCTTGGTATATCAATGGGCACGACCCTAACTGAGGAAAACTGTGTCACCTTGAAGCGGGCTAAAACCTTATATGATATGGGAATGAAGGTGGCTGCCGTCAGCACCATGTGCTCTGGGTCAGAGCAGGTCTTCAACGCCATGATGAACGCAGGTACTCCGTGCCCTTACAAGGGACTAATCGGTGACGAGGCAAAGGCTGCGTGGGAGGCGGATACATTAGTTGCTGCTGTAACTGTGAGCGAGGAAACAGGTGAATCGAATGACGATACTACCAAGGGCGCTAGCGCTGTTGCTGGCGTTCTGGGCCTCTTACTCTTGCTCTGAGACGATCTATGGGGCAACGCCTAATGCGGCCTCTGCGGGCCTCAATTGGGTTATGAGCAACGTTTTGCCTCAACAGGCGGGATTGCAAGTGACCGGCGTCGTTTACCAGTACACGGCAGTTAAAGACCCAGAAGACGATATGGTCGTGCATGTGCAAAACCAGAATGCGCAAGACAGCGGTTATATCTTCCGTGAGACGGATGATTGGTCTGGCCTGCCCGGTAATACGATCAACAAGCTAATACCTGTCGGTGACGTCCCTATACAGCTATGGGGCGATGGATCGATTGATGTGGAGGGCCAAGGTCAGGTGACTGAGCCTAACGTGGTTTACACGTATAGGTACGACCCTTGTTATGACCCACAAAGCGACCCTTCATGTCCCGGCTATTTACCTCCCATTCCTGAGCCTGAGCTAGTAGATGTATACGACGCGCTAAATGATCAGGCGGTGCTAGAGGCAACACAAGAGACAGATCCTGAGCTGTTTGACCGCGACGGCAAGAACAGGCGTGAGGTAGAGCGTGAGGCTGATGACCGACTAGAGCAGGGGCTTGCGGCATCGGAGAACGCATTAAATATAGCTAGTGGTTCAGCACAAGACTTTATGGTTGCAGCGATGGCTAACGAGATGCGATTTGACCCTTATTATGCGGCAAAGCTAGAGGGTGGCGTTTACCGGGACGTTGTAGCGTTACCAAGCAAAGATATACCCGATAACCCGCGGGCCTTGCGTAACGGCCTCGCACAGCAGCTTTTACACCAGAAAATGATCGATTCACAATACAAGTGAGGTATGTACGATGTACAAAATAGTAGTTAGTGCGCTTGCACTGTTAGCACTTCCGGCGATTGCAGAAGAGGCAATCATCACTGGAAACGTAGAGTCTAAGTGCCAAATCAATACTGATATCAACGGTGTCTTCGGTAACCCGACTGCCGGCACATTGAGCACATTGCCAGCAGATGGCGGCGTTATGCCCATCATTCGATACGACGTTGCGCTGGGGGAAGCGTACACGGCCCGTGTCATAGCACCTAGCAGCTTTAGCACGTCGCCCGCATTAGACGATATTGTTGTGTGGACTGCCGACGTTGAAGTCAACGAGGTCTCAGATACAGCAATGGCTGACTATGAAACTGACAAGATTCAGTACGAGTACACGACTGAGTTTGACTTACACACCGCGGGATCTACGTGGTTTAAGGTCACAAGCAAGGCCGAGTACGGGTATGGTCGATCACTCCCCGGCGGTCAGTATCGAGCTATTGTGATGGCAGAATGTATCGCCAATTGATGAAAACGGTATATGCAACACTTGCTTTTGCAGTGGCCTCTCTGGCTCAAGCGCATGAGATGTTGCCAACATATCCTCGCCTCAAGCCGTCATACGTTGACGACGTCATGCAGACTAAAATGCGGATGTTTAACAAGCGTCAGGATGTGGAGTGGTATGAGATAGGCGTCTTTGATGCTGAGTGGAATCCAGTGCCATTCGTTACTGGTTATCGCATATTGAAGCTAGAGTACCTGTCGCACGTTACTTTCGACGTGTATATCAGGGAGTCTGACGCAAGGCGCGCGCACTACATTTGCTCGCAGTCGAAGTTAAAGCGCGATGACTCAGAAGGTACGGTGATTGCCTCGCGGATATGCTCTAAATTTAAGCCACCGTTACTATGAAGAGGATCGCATTATTACTGCCGTTTCTGTGCGTAAATGCGTACGGGCAGAACAACTCACTTAATTTACAGCTCCCTAGTGGGCCGACCAGCTACCAGTCAGATAAGTTCCGGGCCGGCGATTTAGATTGCTCTAACGCAATAGGCGGCGGTACGAACTTAGAATTCGGCGTTACCGGTATTATTAACAATGCTGAAGACCCCTTTTCTGGCCGTGACCCTATTAATCCACAGCGGAAAGATATCGGCGTCTATGCGCGCATTGTTATACCACTCGATGGCCCGGAGGAGCGAATTAACTGCAACACCCTGTACAAGCTAGAGCTGGAGAAGAAGCAGCTAGAGGTGCTTAAGTTGCGCCGCGAAGTAGAGAACCTTCGTAGGATGGCGTCTAGCGATGAGGAGTTCGAGAATTGAGCGAAGACATCGAAGATCAGGTCAAGATGGTAACCGGGCATGTGTCCAAGATGTCATGGGGTGCGCGTATTGCGGCCTTTAGTGTGGTTAGTAGCTTGTGTGGAACGCTATATGGCGGGTTCTTGATGTATCAGAAGGTCGAAGAGATCGCTACGCTCGATCTTGGTGCATACCAGCAGCAGATGGAAGTCATGGACACCAAGGTGACTGAGGCCGTGGAGTATAGCCGGGACATTAAAAATGGTCTGCGCGATGATATAATCAGGATCGAACAGCAGGCAGATCGCACTGAGGATTTAGTACGAAGTAGCACTCGTGAGCTACGTGACGCTATGGATACTGTGCAGAAAGATGCGCGTGAGATGATAGACGCGGCAGATGATCGATTCGAGACGCGACGTGAGCAGTTGCGGGCCTCTCAAGATCAAGACATGAAGGAGCTGGAAGAGCGGTTAGAGGCGCTAGTCCAGAAGGCATTAGACAACCCACTGGCGGACAAGTAATGGATACAGCAGGAGAGGCATTAAAGCGCATAGAGATACACCAAGCAGAATGTGAGGTGCTGCGTAAGTCTATAGACGACAGGCTCGACAGAATAGAAAAGCGACTTGATGACGGTGGGAATCAGTTTAAACGACTCGAACGAATGATCTGGGGCAACACGGTTCTCGTGGTTAGCTTACTAAAAGGCTTGGAGTATTTAGGATGAAATTTGATGCAATCAAAGGTTTGGTTGGTGAGTTAGCTCCTACTATTGGCGCGGCTCTTGGTGGCCCTGTAGGGGGCGCGGCGGCAGGCATGCTGGCACAGGTGCTAGGTTGTGAGCCTACGCCACAGAAGATTGAGAAGGCGCTACAGACGGCTACACCAGAGCAACTGGCTGAGATCAAGAAGGCTGAACTTGACTTTGAAGTCAGGATGAAAGAGCTTGAAGTTGATGTATTTTCCTTAGAAACAAAGGATACACAACATGCTAGAGAATCATTCTCAGAGGATTGGACGGCAAGATCTATCGCTATTCTGTCCATACTGCTGTTTGGTGGGTATGTGTTTCTCGTTACTCTCCAACCTGCTGATGACAACGACCTCAATGTCGTTAACCTCGTGCTGGGTTATCTCGGGGGCATCGTGTCTTCTGTGGTGAGCTTTTACTTCGGCGCTAGCAAGTCGGGTGGAAAATGAGCAAGCTATCTGATCAACTAAGAGTCCACGAAGGCGTACGCAAGCACGTATACCTTTGCTCTGCGGGATACGAGACCATTGGTGTAGGTCGTAACATTGCCGACTCTGGCCTTGGCTTGTCTGACGACGAGATCGACTACCTGCTGGAGAATGACATCACGCGATGCCGTAAAGAGCTAGAGACGTACTCGTGGTTCTCTGATCTCGATGAGGTACGCCAAGACGCGCTTATCAATATGTGCTTTAACTTGGGTCTAAGTCGATTGGCTAACTTTAAGAACGCCCTCGCCTCTATGGAAATTGGTGCATACGCAGATGCTGCTGAGCATTTTTTGGACTCACGCTGGGCCAGTCAGGTAGGTAACCGGGCGCAAGAAGTGGCCTACATGATCCGCACTGGAGAGTACCCCTAAGTTCCACGTAGAACACTCCACTGTCGCTTGAGGCGACACACCTAGCAAGGTAGCTATAACGCTATCTGTGTCAGATGTTGCAACACACGCTATATGTATGTAGTATCTCTAATGTGCAATTAAGCACATACGGGAGAAGGCTATGTACGTTGATATCTATGACCTCAATCAGAGGTTTCCGGGTTGGCAATCAGACATCGATCTAATCGTTGGCGAGACACGTGGCGAGCTAGTCGCGTGGGCGTTTCTTAATGACTACGACGAGTTGATGTCTACTGCCATTTTTGAGGTTTTCTACAAGGCCGCTGAGCAGTCGTGTCGTAAGGACATGGCTGAGTGGCTTATGAATCTATTCGTTGATAGTCAGGCATCAGGGCCGTGGGTCAATACTACGCGCGACTTGTACTGGGATGGCTGCCGCTGGTTCCTTGAGAAGTATCTGGTTGAGGAATCACATAACCACAATGCTCAGATGGGCGAGCCTGACGATCTGTCTGCTTATAAGTATGAGAGGGGGATGTCGCTATGAGCGATAAGTTACTGAGTCAGGAAGAGCTGGATGCGCTGTTCTGGATTACTGACCGGCCTAAGACTGTCGGTGAGGCTGAGATGGATGCACGGCTACAAGATTACCTAGAGCTGTGTGAGCAAGCGTTTATTGCCGGCTGGACTGACTGCGAGGAAAACATCCTTGCGGGAGAGTACAAAACAGATGCCTATTACAACGGGTATCACCAATCGATGAAGCTCAAGGGGGAGCGTAATGATTGATTACGAAGAAGTGTTAACGAAGAGCTGGGAGCATGCCATGCGGTTACTGGCTAGGGAGTTTCGGCAAGGCTTTGAGACTGGATATTACGGTCGCTACATGGAGCTGAAGCCGCGCATGTCTGATGCGTTCTCACAAGGGTATGCGGCAGGTGAAGAGCTTGCACGCGTGGAGTATGCGCAGAGTGTAGCTCCACAACAGGGTTACGAAGATGTGACCTATGAAGAAATGGCAAAGGGAGCTTAGTTATGAAAATTGATAAGAACATTCCGTTTTATGGTGTTAATACATGCTGGGCATGGCTGAGCGAAATGGAAGTCGGGGATAGTGTTTTAATTACCGACGCAGATGCAGACTCAATGCACTTTAAAAGTAAAGACGTCATGCGGAACAACATAATGAGGCAATTGCAGATGCGGGAAATGAAAGGCAAGTCTCGCAGATTGTCATGCGGGGATATTCGCTTATGGAGGATTAAGTAATGAGTGATATTCCACAGCCTGTTATTGATGCTTTAAAAGAGATCGACGAGACAGCCAAGACCTCTACTTGGGACTGTCATGGCACGCGTGTAATCCTGCACAAGGCGCTTGAGAAGATTGCTGCAAAGAAAGGCATTGCCTTTGATGCGCCCGTCCACTTAGTCACTGACCCAGTCAACAAGCAGGTAGCGATCCAAGTTACCGGGAGGCTGGGTGATATGGAGGCTTGGTCAATTGGTGAGGTTGCGCCAAACAACTGCAAGAACGTTTACCCGTTCGCTATGGCAGAGAAGCGCGCCAAAGACCGGGTGATCCTAAAGCTGGCTGGTCTACACGGTTACGTGTACTCAGAGGATGAGGCTGAAGACTTCAAAGAATCACCTCACGCCGCACTGCTGGCTTACAACGAGGCAGTGCGCGAGAACATCGACTTTGTGCTTGATGTCAAGACAGCGATAGCCAATGAGGAATGGGATCAGTTGCGAGCGATCATCGAAGAAACGCCAAACGATGTGAAGCTTGCTTTAAACCTTGCCCCCAGTAAGGGCGGCATTTTTACAACGCACGAAGTTAAGTGCATGAAGCAAAACCCAAAGGGAGATAAGTAATGGAGTATGACAACACTAACCGGGGCGTTCTGTTCAAGAACGATAAGAAGGCCGATGAGAAGCATCCTGATTACAAGGGAAGCTACACGGACGTCAATGGCAATGACCACTGGCTCAATGCGTGGCTGGCTAAAGATAAGAACGGAAACACCTACATGCGTCTGACTACCAAGCTTAAGGATGATGTCCACAAGCAAGGTATGCAGCAGGCGCGTCAGGTGATAGATCAGGGAGATGATAGTGACATCCCATTCTAAACGCGCCGCAGAGCGATTTTGCGAGCTTCTAACGGACGTTGATGATCAGGCAGGTTCACACCTCGGATTAGGGTTAAACGTCTCTAGGGCCACTGTATATCGCTGGAGACAGCAGATTGATTCAGTGGACACACTTGGCATGCTGGCTGATTACTTCGGCGTGCCAATTACTGAGTTCTTACGGGAGAAAGAGCAATGAGTCAGAAGAAAAGGATCTTATCGCACCTAAACAGCGGTAAGCGGTTAACTAGGCTGAGTGCATGGCATGAGCTAGGGGTTATTGAGTGCCCGGCACGTATCTCTGAGTTAAGGGCAGAGGGTCACACAATCTTTTCAGAGCGAAAGACGGTGTTGAATCGATACGGTGAGTCAGTGCGGATTGCCGAATGGTTTATGCCGTTGCAATGTAAACGTCCCTGAAAAAAGAAACCCCCTCGAGAGAGGGGGAGTCACGGGAGTTCCACTATGTTGACTAAGGGGGTCAAACTTGTGGTATCTTCAACCTCGGCTAGAAGTAAAAGATGTGTGTATTGTACGTTACGTTACAACTTGTGACAACTCGTTACGATGTGTAATAACTTGTTACCTTTCTACACACTTCTTTCCTTCAAGTCAGAGATTACTGGGCGTTAGGCCGGGGAACCGAAGAACCCCGGAGCGGAGTTGACCCTCTTCATGATGCGCCCCGCTGGCTGAGAGCAGGTCAAGCGGATAGATGACAAGATTCGATACAGTAATTAACGCTCGTCATTATTAACTAACTTCATGTCAGAGCTTGCTCTGGCATTAAAAGGGGTGTGAATGATTGTTTTAAAGGATGGTACTTATTACGAGCCAAGCGATGAGGAAATCATTAACTGGCAGAGAGCCTACGACAAGATCGACGTGCATAAGGAGCTGGCAGCCATTGGCAACTGGGCTGACGCTAATCCGAGCAAGCGAAAGGTCAACGGCCCAAGGTTTGTAGTCAATTGGTTAAAGCGTGCTAATGATAGTGGCGGCTCACCTTTTACGCAGAAAAAAAAGGCTGAGGGTGGTAAAATTAGCAGTCGAGATATGGAGCTGGAAGACGAGCTGTATCACGATTTCATGGGTACGCATCAGGAGTATTTCCTCAACAAGTACGGTCGGTGTTACACGAAGACCGGGGAGAGGCTAACTCGATGATTTACACTGGCAAGCCATACAACGCCATGACTATTCTGCCTGATGGCTCGGGTCAGATTGTTGGGTGGCAGGCTGAATCGGTGTTTGCTCAAGAATTAATGGCCCGTAAGATCAGTTTTACGTACACCGGGTGTAAGCCGCTACCGTATGACTTCGTAATTCATGGAAGTAAGGACGTTACATTAGACATCAAAGCTAAAAAACGTAATGTAAAACCGTCAATGCACCAAGAGGGCCATGTCTGCTTAGATCAAAAAAAATATCCAGTACAAGGGTACGTTTTTGCGTCGGTAACTACTAACGATGTGTCGCTCATGGGCTGGATGTGGAAAAGCCATTTTTGGGACAAGGCAAGGATTGTAAAAAAGGGCGAAGACACTGGGTTGTTTATAGAGAGAGCAGATGCCGGCAAGATTGTATATGCAAGCATGGCGCCGATGGATGCGTTATGGGAGGGGTTACAAAGTGTCTAGCCATAACTGGGTAGTAAACAACGAATATCAGGCGCGTGAGCTATGTAACTACATCATGGCGAATGTGGATCAAAAGCTGACCTATCAGATAAAGCCACAAACACGCACTAGTCAACAGAACAAAGCCATCTATGCATACTGCGCACATGTCGCAAGGGAGCTGGATGCTCGGGGGAAGGATATGCAACAGGTCGTAACAATGTCGATCTCACCAACCAAAGAGCTAGTGAAGCTCATTATGTGGGACAAGGTGCAAGAGGCACTATTCGGTAGGAAGTCATCGGCTGACCTACTAACTAACGAGGTCGACGACGTGCAACGTGTTATTGGAAGACATCTTGCTGAGACCCACGACATTGATGTGCCATTCGGGCGATGAGTCACATGCGCCGATGCATCGTCTGCAATGCAGTCATGATGCCATTTTTCTACAACGAGAAACCTCACCGCCTGCAAGGCTTCCGCTGTACCTGTGGTGTATGGGAGCGTGCGGTAGCTGATGAAAGGAATTTAACTTATGCCGACTTCAACAAAGCCGAAAAAGCAAAAGACCGTAGCCAAGCTAAGGGAAGAGGCCGCGGTATTACTCCAGAAGCTCGTCAGAATGAAGGCTGCGGATGAGAACGGGCTTGCCTCTTGTGTGACCTGCGGGAAGCGCCAGCACTACAAGGAAATGGATGGTGGGCACTTTATTAGTCGTAAGTGGACAGCCACCAAGCTAGTCGAAGAGAACATACACCCTCAGTGTAAAGGCTGTAACCAATACGCCAGTGGCCGGCATGATGACTACTCACTGTACATGGTAGACACCTACGGTATCGAGATGGTCAGAGAGCTGAACGATAAGAAGCGTGAGCTATGTAAGCAGAACCGCATCGAGCTGGAAGATATTAAGGTGGAGCTGAAATTAAGGATCGCAGAGCAAGCTGTACGTCTCGGAGAAAAATAATAAAAAAATGGCTTAACCACCTTGCGCACCGTGTCAGTATATGAGACATTAGGGGTGTCGGGGATGTCCCGGCTAGTCTACGGGAGAGACACAATGGCTAATATCTACAAATCTGTAATCGAAAAAATTGAAGCTGCGAAAGCGAGGCTTGCTGAGCTTAACATTGATCGTGAGACTGCGGATCGCGCTTGGGATGCTTGCCCTGATATCGACAGCGGCGTAGAGGTATGGCTGCAATATCACAACGACAACCGTGACGCATTGGATGCCCATACTGCATACGGTGAAATCGATCGCTGTTCTGAGACGCTGTCGTTGCCACTGGCTAAGCCAGAGACGCGCTACGTTATCACTGACGGCGACCTGATCTCACCCGCTGGCTTTGGTTGTGACTCTGGCGTCTATGTCCGCAATGACTACTGGGTCGAGACCGATCGCCTGCCGCGCCATTGGGATGGCAAGGCATACGATATGAAGAAAGTTGCAGAAAGAATGGCCGCATAAGCGGCCTTTGTTATGAACGCTGATATCGAGATACGCATTCTAAGCTTGCTCCGGGCGCAGTACCTCCAACACGAGGTAGCGTCCATCATAGAGCTGGAGTTCCCGCGCCTTAATGAGTTTGACGTTGAAGACTTGCCCGTGCGGATCAAAAAAATAAAACAGGTAACACAAGGACGTCATGACTGCGCCAATCAACCCTAATAACTATATGACGCTTACCGAAGTTGCCTATGAGCTAGGTATATCTAGACAGCGTGTCAAACAAATTGAGACCGCGGCACTGAAGAAGCTGCGCAACAACAAAAAAATGAGGGCTTACTATGAAGGAATTATCGACGGACGCATGGTCAACAATAGTAATCGTGTTCTTGATATTAATAGTGGCTATGGGAGTCGTTGGTAACGGCGACTACGAAGACGCGCTTGCAGAAGAGGCGCACTACACTAATATGGTTTGTGCTGGGCACTGGCCTGATTACAAGAATCTGGGGATCAGTTGTGAAACTCAACAACGAGCAAATGCAGGAGGCAATGTCTCTTTCTAGCCGAGGCGTAGACACTTGGTCTATCTCTCAACTTATGGGCGTACACTACGAAACCATGAGGAAGTATCTAAGGCAGTACGAGCGGTACGGGGAGTCGATATTTACTAAAGATCCCGTGCCAGTTGATGACGCTGTGGATAAGTCTTAGAATTGGGGCGTCATTAGCAGTGAGGCAATAGTATGCTGCAAGTGGTTGGTATCCAGTGGTATCCGGTACGACCGGGCAACATGCCTAAGAACGAGAGAACAGTGCTTGTCGCATTCGACGACATGACTGTGGAATCTTGGCCTCTTACTTTTAGTGACATTATGGACGGTGAGATACGGGCAGGACACAGCATGGGGCTGTACTGGGCCGACTCAATACCGCACCCAGAAGAGGATTAGTACGGTGGCAACGACTAGACGGCAGAAAGTTCGCGCTGTGAAAGATGAAGAGAACAGACGCGCATTAAGCATTAGGGGTAAGGCCGAATACATCTTTGATTTAATTGATCAAATCGGCGAACTTAACCCATCAGAAGACGAGCACTTCGCAGCTAAGGTACAGCAGAAGAAGACACAGGCTGAACTACGGCTCAAGATGCTCGCTAAGACGCTACCTGACCTCAAGCAAGTCGATGCTGACTTAACAAGTAGCGATGGTTCCATGACTCCACCAATGGTGATTGAACTTGTCGCAAAAGGTCTCGATTGAACTACCGCCTAAACTAGCCAGCCTTTTTACAGGCGAGGCTAGATACCGTTGCTCATACGGTGGCCGAGGGAGCGCTAAGACTCGCTCATTCGCTCTAATGACTGCCGTATGGGGTATGCGTTGGGGCGTAGCTGGTAAGCAAGGGCAGATCCTGTGCGCTCGTGAACACCTCAACTCACTCGATGAATCCTCTATGGAAGAGGTGAAGTCAGCTATCCGCTCAGTTCCTTGCCTCATGGATTACTACGAGATAGGCGAGCGATACATTCGTAGCCGAGACGGTAGAATCACATACGTCTTTGCCGGCCTACGCAGGAACCTCGATAGCATTAAGTCCAAGGCCCGTATTCTACTGTGCTGGGTCGATGAGGCTGAGACTGTTACTGAGACGGCTTGGCAGAAGCTTATCCCTACAGTGCGAGAGGACGACTCTGAGATATGGGTAACGTGGAACCCTGAGAACAAGCACTCTGCTACGCACCATCGATTCCGGGTAGCAGAGCCTGAGCAGTGCAAGATCATAGAAATGAACTGGCGGGATAATCCGTGGTTCCCCCATGTGCTAGAACAAGAGCGTCAGGAAGACCTCAAGAAGCGGCCGGATGTCTACGATCATATCTGGGAGGGTGACTTTAGGATCTTCTCAGAGGGCGCGTACTACACGCAGGAGATGGCTAACGCCTTACACGAGAACCGTATCGATCGTGTGCCATACGAGCGGTCAGTAGGTGTAGTGACGGCATGGGACTTAGGTGTAGGTGATTCTACCTCTATTTGGTTTGCTCAGTTTGTCGGTCCAGAAGTGAGACTGATCGATTACTACGAGAATGCGGGAGTCGGGTTAGATCACTACGCACGGATACTGCAAGAGAAGGGTTACATTTACGAGCAGCACATCCTTCCACATGATGTCCGTGTCAGGGAGCTAGGTAGTGGCCGGTCGAGACTAGAGGTTTTGGATAACTTAGGCGTACGCCCGGTACAAATTGCACCACAGCTTAATGTAGACGATGGCATACAAGCGGTCAGGTCTATGCTTGATCTATGCTACTTCGATAAGGACAAATGCGAGAAGGGCATCGATTGCCTCAGGCAGTATAGGCGTCAGTACAACGAGACGATGATGGTTTGGAATGAGCGGCCGTTACACGACTGGACATCACACTGCGCGGATGCCTTCCGCTACCTCGCAATTGGCTACAGAAAGACCTCGAATTGGGGTGAGCCGTTGCGGCGGAATTTACAGGGCATTGTCTGATATAATCGGGCTTCCATACTGGAGGCTCTATGGCAATTGGCACACGCTTACGCGGCATTCTTGATGAACTCATAGCTACTGGTTACCCTGATCAGGTGGCTGAGCGTATTGCTTCTGGCGACCTTCCGATGGATACGGCCTCTCGTATGCAGCGTGCTGAGGCTATGGGCTTCGATCCTTTAAATGTTGCTTATCACGGTACGAGAGCTGACGTTGCAGAGTTTGAGCCTAGCGTGCGCGGCAAAATGGGGCCGGGGATTTACACGTCACCATCCCCTGTTGTTGCAGGCAGTTACTCTACGCCCGGACATCGCATACCACGTAGTGGCGTTTATGAAGATCGCGGACTTCTTGATGAAGAGCTGTTGGTAAGCGAAGGCGCAAATGTGATGCCCTTGTTGTTGCGTGGCGATAGGATGGAGCGGTTTGAAGCACTAAAGCAGAACCCTGACATACCAATTGCCATGCTATCTGAGCCCACAACAGAGGGCGCTAGTGAGCTTGCTACAAGATTACAACGAGAGGGCATTACCGGCCTTGAGATACAAGGTCGTGGTTCCGACGGTATGCGCTCGTATAATGTTCGTGAGCAAAATACATTCGATCCTAGAGACGTTCGCTCCCTGTTCGCCGCATTCGACCCTGAGTACACAGGCTCTAATATACTTGG